GAAAAATCAACAGTGTTGATCGTAATGTCGTAATCTGTAGCTGAAAAAACTGCCACAATGTCTCCTTAGTCTGCGTAAACTATGGCCGCAAACTCTGCTGCCAAGTATTGTTGCTCCCCTAATGTTATCGCACCAATGTTAGTCATCTCTTGAAGCTTCACATCAAAAGCATGACCACCAAGAGTCCGGTCCGACTGTAGAGCAGCCTTGATTCCACCGGCCCCTGTAGAAGCGAAAGCGTTGAGTCGTTGCTGTGCAACCCTCTCAGCAACCCTGCCCACAATCACAGTGATGGTGAAGTTATATAGCACCAGGCCACCTTGGAACGCCTGATCATAAGTGACATTGTTTAGCTGCACCACAGCGATAGGTGGGCTTGGCTGGTCTGGGAGCTCCGCGCTAGTGCGCAAGCCAGAGATGGTTGCCAGGTTAGTAGCAATGCCATCCCTAATGTCGGTGATACTCACGCGAGGAACATCCTTCTGAAAGGCTGGAGCAACGCAGAAATATCCGGATCTACAGCGCCCACCCTCATTACACCTAAATCTCCAAAGCCCATTACACCTGTAGGTGAATCGTAACGCTTGAACTGTCTCATAGAGAGAATTATTGTGGCCTGCTTGATTGCTGTCGGAATAGTGGCGAAACCCCACACCCCAGCAATCTGCACACTGGCCTCATTAGCGTTCACATTCTGTGGCTCATAGATGGGGAACAGGTACTCTCCTACAGCCCTAATCTGTGTGTAAGGAGACCGGATTCCACCAGATATCCCATTGAGAGGATTCAGTTGGTAATCGGTAGCAGACCAGGTGGTCGAAAACACCCCAGAACCATCAGAGTCAGTCTTCAGAAAAGTCAGGGTTTGCAGATCATCAATGTCCACAGTGAACACATCGGTTGGCCTGTAAATCCTTGTCGCGGTTGACTGTGTGAAAACGCGCTCACAGAAACCGTCAATCTGTCTTGATGCGGCCTCAATGCTTATCTCAAGCAGAGAATCATCCTGAGTGTCACCGGTGGGGATGCGTAGTGCCGCCTTCACATCAGCGAGTGTCGCGTAACCATTGCTTATTGCCATGAAAAGCCTCCAGCCTCTAGTTTAGCGCCAGAGTCCACCCACACTATTGAGAAAGAGCCTTCCTGAAAAAAGGCATCCAGTGGTCCTGCCAGACTCTCTCAACATCAAACTGCATAGCGAACTCCCTAGCAACCGTAGAAGTGTCTCTATCGGCCTTGTATGCCTTCTCGAGGGCTTCTACCAGGGAAGCAAGGACCGGAATCTGAAAGAAAGCGCTTTGGGGAGCATCCCAAAATGGTTGTCCGAGCACCGGAAAGCTGTCAGGGCTCATCAAGTCTGCTGTGGCCGCCCAATCCGATGCGATAGATCTCACACCGCATGCAGCGCTTTCAATAATCGGGACACCAAAACCTTCCCCATAGGTTGCCATCCACACAACATCTGAAGCTGTATAGATTGCAGCCATGTCCGCATCACTGTAACCAGTGCGCAACTCATCCCTGTTAGCGAAAGTCACAGCGGTCTCAGGCACACCAGAAGACTTCATGAGCGTGCCAAGGTGGAACCCTCCGACAGCTGGGAGAACATCAGCGTGGATATACAGGTGAGAGTCAGGGTGTTCCTTGTGGAAGATGCCGAAGCTGAGGAAGAGCTCAGAAAATCCTTTGCGGTGGACTATTTGGTTTGCTTTGTTCGCCATGACAGCTGTCACCAGAAACTTGTCTTTGCCAATGCCCATGAACTCCCTAGTCTCCACACCCCGAAACAGTTGCGTAGGTTTGAAAACTTTAGTGTCCACAGCATGCGGAATATAGTCAGCCTCAAAACCTGCTGCAGCGAGCTGTCTCTGCCCATGAGGTGCCATAGCAATCGGAGTCACATTGTCCTTCTCCAGAAAGCGTTTCACCAAAGGTGGCATGGTCACATGATCTAAAGGCACCCAAGAATAGATGGGGATATCTGTTTGCAAGTCGTTGTAAACCCACACATCGTAAAGAGTGAGCATGAGGTGAGGCAGAGTCTCAAACCCTCTGCGGTGATGTTCATGCCATAACTCCATCACATCATCAGAGTAAGGTTTGTAACCTTTGGGATAGATCGGCACATCACCATGCTTAGTCCGGTGTTTCGCAATGTAACCCTCATTGCCATAGTTGGACAGCACACCAACATGAATCCCATGCCGTTTCATACGCTCAACCAACATGCTCACCTGCACTGAGTAGCCGGTGGGAAGACCAGGTGAGTTAGATGCGACAGACACAACACCCTTGAATTTCTCTATAGCCATGCGCCCACAATAGCGGAAACCCCCACCAGTCACTAGGACCGGCAGGGGTTTCTGCTTGGTAGCTTTTCAGCCTTATGGCATCAAAAGGCACTTGAGGTGACTGCTTCCGTTGGCCACAGCTGCGCCCAGACGGTAGGTGTACCTAAAGCCAGTGATGTCATTGGCAAAATATGCCTGATCGCTCACGGCCACCGACAGGCCCGTTTGTACGACCTTCACGCTCGGCCAATGTCCGAAGAACACTGGCTTGGTTCCGGTAGCAATGCTGGCCACGGCAGGATTAACTATCACTGGGATGCCAAGGATGGTCGAAGGACCACCAGTGACAACATCCAGGATGTATTGTCCATCCGATGTCTTGAGCTTGCGAATCGCACCCAGCGTGGCATTGTTCACCATGTAGGCTGCGCCTGGGAGCTGGCGAACCAGCCCGTCAATGTTGTTGAACTGCAGGTCAATCAGCTCGTCAGCGGTGATGGCCGTAGCGGTACCAGCGGTACCACCAACACCAGCAACAGCAGTGACAGCAGCGTGGACAACAGCGTTGACTCGCGTACCGATTGCGTTACCGGCCTGTTCGACCAGGCTGTTCTCCAATGGGAACCCAACATCTGAGAGAAGCTCATTTGCGATCTTCGATATGAAGCCCTGCTTTGCCAAACTAACGAGAAGTGAGGAGTAGGTTCCCTCAGACTCGGAGATAGCAGAACCAGCAGCCGACTCGGTTGCGGTGGGGTAAGCAGTGACCACAGGAATCCGCAAATCCTCGCCAGAAGTCCGCGTGAAGACCTCAGAGGTCTCAAGGTACGGTCCAACCAGGCGAGCAAGACTGTAAACGCGGTCCAAGAACGAAACTGGGACAGTGTTAGCGGAAGGAACCAGCGTGGCACGCTGTTCAGTACCGAAGTAGTGCTCGCGAATCTCTCCACGCGCCATAGCGCGGAAGATCTCCACATCGGAGCGGCCCTCAGTAACAGGAGCGAAACCGCGAGAAGCTACAGAAGCCTCAAGAGCGCGCTCTTCATTGCGGCGTGCAACCTCAAGCGCTTCGTCAGCGCGAGTGATATCAGCCTCAATGCGGTCAATTTTTTCTAACTCAGCCTGGGAGATTCCACGCTTGTCCTGCTCGGCAGCATCCAAAACTTCACGGATCTGCATGGTCAGGTTAGCGCGGACTTCCTCCTGAGTCTTGATGAACTCAGACATGTAATGTCCTTTCAATAATGATTGTGATTGTGTGGTAGCGCTGCGGTGGTGACACTCAACAGCTCTCAGCAGCGGTAACGCACAAATCTGATATCTCAATAGTACCAAGTAAGGCTTACCTTACTGCTGGAGAGAGAAAACCCTGGCCAGCCGAAAGGGGAAACTAGCCAGGGAGAAACTCGCTAACGCTGTTCAACAGCCCCAAGAACGCGAGTCTCTTTTTCTCGCTGCTGAACTGTACCCTGAACAGGGCTCACCCTCTTTGGTGTGTCAGCAGGATCCTCATCCAACGCGACAATGGCATCAGCGAAAGCGCCAGCCATGTCCCTAATCACACCAGAGACAGGATTCCCTGCAACATCAAGGATGGCCTGCTCAATGTCAGTCCTGGAAGCCATTAGTAGCCCATCAAAAGTTGCAGCTTCTTCTTCTTCAAAGCCAGCATCTCTAAACCATTGTCAAGCTGTGCAGGTGCCTCAACCGGTGCAAGCTTGTCCAGAACAGTTGTGATCAGGTTGCGGTCATCGGTTGTGATGTCCTCACCGTTCTCAATCTTTAGCAACGCATCAGCAAGGGCATCAGCATCAACCTCTGCGCGCTTGGCAACCTTGTCCAAACCTCGGACTGCTGTGGAGCCTGCTGTGGCTGGGTAGGCAGGGAATGACACAATGCTTACCTCCCTGAGAACTACCTTCTTGAGAGTCCTCACAGAGCCGTCAACAGACCACTCATCGCCACCGCGTGCAACAGTGAAGCCAAAGCTCATAGAGTCAACGATTCCTGTGGAGACAAGCTCGCGGACATCGTTGCCGAGAGTAGTGCGCGGCAGTACCGCCTCAACGAAAAGGCCTCGGTCATCTTCTGTCAGGCGTAGATTGCCGGCGCGAGTAGATCCGAGCACCTGGCCTGAGTCATGATTCCAGAGCATTTTGATGTCATTGCGATTCCTGAGAGAGCCCCTGAAAGCTCCTGGAGCGATACGCTCAATGAAAGGCAAAGGCTCACTGTCACTGTTGAAGACTGCAGCGTAACCAGTGAAGGTCATGCCCTCCGGTGTTTCACGCAGTTCAAACTGTGCTGGATTGATGCGTGTTTCCATCTTGCTCAATGCTTCGCCTTTCGCGCGACCTTCATTCTCTGCTTCTATTCTACCAATCACACCATCCGCATAGTCCATAGCGCGTTGCGCAGACCGTCTAGTGGTGCCACCACCCCAGAGTGCAATAGCGACAACACCAGGACTAGGGAAGTCATCACTAGATGGTGAGGCGGCTGGTGCATCAAAATCCACCATGTGCCTTGCAAGGAAAGCCCTGATGCGCACCCACTTGTCAGCTGTGACCGAACCATCAGCCATAGCCCTAGCTTCACGCACTGTTGCAGGCATCAAACCGTCACCCGACAGGCCAGCCTCATGCCATTGCAAACCCCTCCGAGCGCTTGCACGCATGTAAGCCGGTGGAGTCAAGTCAACCTGGCGAATCTCAGAACGCTCATCCAGCCGGTCAATCAAAGTAAGGGTGCTGAATCTGTGACCGACAAGAGTGTCAGTGGGATTCCACTCCATCATGCCCTCATCGTTCTCAGACTCACGCCACACCCTGATAAGCGCTGCAGGGTTGTCCTCAGAACCATTGATTACAAAGTCACTGTCAGGAACATTGATCTGACCGTCAATCACAATCCTGGTGATCTGGCCCCGAGCCATACCACCTGAAGAGTCCCACTCCACAAAGTCACCAACAGAAAGCTCACCAGGTTCAGCTCGGTCCTCACCCTCAACATCAGGCACCTCATCAGTAGCCAAAGCAGTAATCCCAAGCGCTCGGAATCTCTCGCGGTTCTCAGGATCATCATCAACAGCGACCATGACATTGTAAGTTTCCAGAAGCCTCTCGGCCACAGCCTGCTTGAAGTCCGGTGTGACAGTGTTCACGCTCGGCTGCATAATCAGCTGGTCAAAGTCAATGTCTAAAGAGTCAAGCTCGGTCACAGTTTCTTCCCTGCGATCTTCAGCGCGACCAGTCACAATGATGACCTCAGTGTCATCGAAAGACTCCACATAGTTCACCACGCGGTCATTCCGCATACCATCCACAATGAGAGTGCCGTCAATGTCCACAATTACTGCAGGAGGACCAGACTCTAAGCGCTTCTCAGAGCGCTCGCCCTCAAAAGTAGAATCCTCAGACAACGCAATAGCAACACCCTGGTCAATCGCCTCATCCTTGGTGGCATGACAGCCCATAACTTCGCCATCCTCTTTCACAGTCGCATACTCGCCCACAGCACAACCAGGATTGTTCTCTTCAATGTAATAAGGAGCCATTAGTCAACCTGTCTAGTATCCAAAACGCCCACGACAACACCAGCAGGATCCGACACCGCGAAAAGTCTGTCACCTGGTCCCAGTTCAAATTGGATTGTCTCGCCTGGATCAATGTGCGGAGCGTTAGCAGTGCCGACAGCTGAACCCCCAAAGAAAACATAGTTATTACCAGTCTTGCTCATGTTGTGCAAGATGACATGGTGAGGCATGTTGTCGTGGCCGACAATCTCAGTGGCTGCGGTCCCCAGCGTTACCTGACGATGTTCTAAAGGCATCACTGCACCTCATCCTTGTAAGCGCTATCTGGATCTGCAGGATCTACTTGTGCCACGCCCTGCAACTGCACTGAAGGCAAACCAGTGTGAGCAACCGGTGGCAAACCAATCATCTCCATAGCCTCAGCAGGACTAAAGCCAGCGAACACTAGATCGCGTACCATCTGGACCTTCTCACGCTGTGCGCGCACACCAGACTCCGACAAGTTCACATTAGCGAGAGGCACGCGCACCTGGGTAGCTGCTTCGCCTTCCTGAGCTTCCAGGTCTTCCCAGCCCCGAATGTCGTTGATGGTGAGGAAGCCAGACTGGATGCCTGTGGAGTAGGCAGAGAACCTGGCCTGAATATCTGCTCGCAGAAGACCATTCATGTTGAAGCGCAAGAAGGCATCAGCGCCACCAGGGTAGCGAGACATGAGAGGGGTGAACGATTCCTCTAACAGTGTGGTGTATGGCCTCAATGTGTGAGTGACAAATCCGAGCATATTCTGCTCCACGCTACTGTAAGTGTTGGTCCCTGGCAGATTGAGCATGTGAGAAGGGATACGCCAAATCCTGGCAACATCCTCCACAGCCATCCGGCGCGCCTCGAGCGCCTGCGACTTCTCAGGATCTGCTTGTGTTGACTTGAAAGTTGCACCACCAGAGAGGATTCCAGTTCGCTGAGACTTCCTCCAGCCCTTGTGAGCTGTATCGAAAGAGTTGCGCAGAGACTCTGCCTGCTCCTGAGTGAGCGCGTTAGGGTACTCAATGACACCCTGCAATGTGGTCCCACTGCCGAAGAAGTTAGCAGCGTACATCTCGAGGCTCTTGCCTAAAGCCAGGTTCTCCTTCATGGCCGTCACCCTAGACACACCCCTGATGGTGCCAGGCTTCAAAAGGTCAGGGATATAGATTACTTCCTCGGAGCTCAGAGGCTTATCTTCACCGACAACAGTGAACATGAGCCGGCCCAATCCATTCCTGGAGACCTCCACCTGATGCGGATTCAACACCACAAGGTTCACGATTTGGCCTGCCCTATTGCTGAAAATCCGTATAAATGCGTTGCCATCAATCAAAAGACTGACAAGAACGCTCTTATAGAAAGTGCTGTGGCCAGGGAAGTTCACATCAGGCTGTGCAACCCAGGAAGGCTTAGGTCTGAATAGTTCGCGGTTGCCGCCATCGCGGTAGTAAACATCTACTGGGAGTGTGCCAATAGTGTCACTGATAAGCGACACCGCAGACCAGACAGCTGCGATCTGGTAGGCATTGTCTTCATTGACATAAGTCCCAGCAACACTGCTAAATACAATGTCATCACCAGTCTCAAAGATTGTCTGGAAACTGATTGCCCTGTCTTCCCAAAGTTTGTTGAATACCACTTATCGCCCCAAAGCCAATCCGATTAGAAGAATGAAAACGCCTGCCACAATCAACCCCACAGGGAGACTGACAAGGATTGCGCCTGCCGTAATAGCCACTGCACCAGTAATCTGAAGAATGTTAGACATCATCACCTATCCAAAGAATTGTGGCACTGGTTCTAGTTTAGCGCCTGTCAGTGCTCTATCTACGCAGATCACAAGTGCTACCGCGCCATCTATCTTCCTAGGGCTGTTCCTTGCATCTTTCACAATGCGTGGACCCAGGTTGTCAATCTTTGTTACCGCGTTACTCAAGTGTCTTGCCAGCAACGGATTACCGTCATGGATCAGCCTGGACTCCATCACAGCATCAAACACTTTCGCACAGGCTGGGACCATACGCCTTGCGCTTGTCGAAGGCCACTCCACAATAGGCACACCCTGCTCCTCCAAAGCTTGCATGGATCTCTGCCACCGGAAAGGATCGCAAGCAACCTCGCGCACTTTAGGGTGAGCCTGACAGAAGTCCAAAACAGTTTGCTCCACCTCACCAATGTCCACGCGCCAGTCATCATCATGCAGGTTCAAGTCTTTCTCCCAAGCCTTGACAAGAAACACTTTCACCGGCTCATCATCCTTTGGCACTACAGCACCCACAATCACAGAAGCATCACCAGAGAAAGAACCGTCAAAACCTAGGACAATCTCATCATCAGGTGACACATCAAACTCTGCCTCACAAGCCTCCCATGCACCAGAAGGCAACCAAGAAGTCTGCGAGCTCACCCACTGGTTGCAGCGCTTAGTCCGAAACTCTGCCTCCGGTGTTCTCCTCACAGCAGACTCAAAATCCGAGACCGCGTTTAGATCCCCAAAGCCAGGATTAGCGATAGCCCAAGTCTCAGGCTTCCGATGGTCTGACTCCTCCGGTGCCTCCCACGCTGCCATGAAGAAACTTGGATCATCAACTTCACCGCGTGCAACCTTCTGGCCGTATTGGTAGAGGCTGAAACAGATTGAGTCTCGCCCAGTGGAATCCATGCGCACCCCAGCGGTACTGATCGCAATCAGCGTTGACAGCTTCCCACGCGCACCCATAGCTAGAGAGAAAGTGTCATACAGGTCGCGGTTCTTCTGAGCGTGGAGCTCATCCATCACCGTCATAGTTGGTGACAGACCTTCTTTGGAGTAGGCCTCAGCCGATACAACCCGATACACAGAGCCGAGTTTAGGAAGCTCAATAGCATCCCGATACAGTTTGGTGATTGCCGAAAGGTTAGGGCTTGCCTCAATCATGCGCTTAGCATCTTTGAAAACGATTCTGGCCTGGTCCTTTTCTGCCGCCACGCTGTAGCACTCCCCTCCAGAAGGACCACAGATTAGACCGTAAAGCGCAATGATAGAACCCAGTGCGCTCTTACCGTTCTTGCGTGGCATCAGGATTAGCTGGGACTGGTGCCTGTATCCACCGTTCTCATAAGCAAAGAGATGCTCCAACAGCGACACCTGCCAAGGTCGCAACACCAAAGGCTCACCAGTGCGACCAGCCACCGAATCCTTAGTGATGATGCCGAAAGCCTGAGCAAACTCTGTTACCGGTTCAAGCCTCCTGCCAGCCTCAATCGCCTTCTCAGGAACAGGAGTCAACCAGCGAGGCGGCCAGCTAGACTGCTCCATCCTCAAACTCCTCAACCCTGTTAGCTCTACGATCCATCAGCTCCTCGAGCTTCGACTTAGCTTTCACCTCAGCCAGGCCAAGGCGAGACCTATCAGAAGGGGTAAACCCAAGCAACGACAATGAAGTCTGAATCAACTTCTCAGTCTCCAACAGACTCATGTTCACCTTGCGCTCAGTAGGATCAGCAAGAAACTCCTCACGCAGAATCTCGCGCCTATCCAAAAGCTCACAACACATCTGCAACAGCTGTGTGTCACTGCGCGGACTAATCCACATCCCACCAACCATGTAGATCTCATCCCACAACTGCTGACCAGCCTCACCCAAAGGTCGCAGCGGTTCCCTAAAGCCAGACTCAATAGTCATCAGCTCACCCTCCCCAGGCATCGCCCTCTTACCAGGATTCCCCAGCTTGCGCTTCAACTCAACGGGCTTAGCAGGATTAGGCATGAGCTGTCCTCTTTCCAAAATAAGTATCAATGACCTTGCGTGCAATCTTCTGATTAGGCACAGGTCTTTCCTTCAACCTAGTCAGGCACTCAGCCTTGCCAGGATTGATCTCCACAAAGCGAGCACCGGCATAACGGTAAACCGAGCGCTCATCATTGCTTGGATCAGTGTGAATAATCCAAACACCCAAACGCCTCTCAGCCTGAGCAACACCAAGCGCCGCTTTGACCGCAGCCTTCCGAGCTTCACGCGCAACCAAGCGCACCAAGTCCGAATACTGAAACGGCTCAGTGCCGTCAACCGACAAGGCCAAAGCAATCCGGTCCATGTCAACGATGATGTCACCTGGCTTTGCGCTCTCGCGTATGAAAGTTGACTTGCCTCCACAAGGCGGACCAGTCACCACAGTCAACATTCTTCCAGCGTACCCCAAAAGCTTTGAACTGCGGATACCTACAAGGCGGTGGCTACGGGGTGCTGGTGGCTGGGACTAGCAGGATTGAGCCCACCCCTGTAGAAAGCCGGTGGCAGGGGTGTGGTTGCGTGGTTGTGCAGTCGAACGCCTGTGCGGACTGCTTTCGTTTGTTTTCCTGGTCTGTGCTACTGGGTGGTGGGTACCCCCTGCCTCCCCCCTACCCCTACCCTCCCCCCTACCTGGGTGATGTGATTGTTTTGTTTCCTTTGCTTTGATTGCAGAAAGCGTGAGTGATGGCTAGGGGTGATGTCGGATCTGATGGGTAGATGTGGTCTGCTTGTCCAGTTCCTGGTGGCACCACCCTGCCGCACAGGTAGCAGATACCTCCCCTGGTTTTCAAAAGCATGGCTTTCTTTCTATATGAGCTGTCATATAGGGTGGCCTTCTTTGCTTTTCTTGCTGGGTCGTTGTCGCGGATTCTATTGCGCGCCTTCTCCTTCTCGAGGTGGCATGATCTGCAAGTAGCAGCGCGTGACAGAACCCCACACTCAATGCAGGGCTTGTTGAAGGTCATGGTGTCCAGTCGTTCTCTCTGCGCATGGACAACTCCCATCCTCCTTGCGATTGGTCTCCCTCTCTTTGCTTGCGGTCATACCATGTTTGGTTTCTTTGGAAGGTGGAGCTGTTGCGGAATCTGTAGGTGGTGTCTGACTTGATGGTGGAGGAGTTGTCATGGTGGGTTTTCACATCCATGTAGTTGATATAGATCGCGTGGTATTCGCACCGTCTCAGGTAATCGGTGTCTTCAAAGTAGGCAGGGTAGAAAGCTTCATCCCAGAGGCCCACCTTCTGGATTACCTTTTCACCCACAGCGAAAGCGTGGAAGTGAGGGAAGTCTGTCAGCAGTGTGAGCTCGTCAGGTAGCGCATTGGCAAGCTTCTGCAGTTCCCCAGGGTGAAAGAACATGTCATTAGATGCGATAGTCCAATGAGAGTCCATAGGGAAGAGCTTGATGCCCAGATTCCATGAAGCTGCCACACCAAGGTTAGATGGCATAGGCAGGTAGGTGGTATGTTCCACACAGTCTGGGATGTCAAGCTGTTGGTCTTCTTTCACATAGGCTGCACCGTTGTCAATGATGAGCAGGTGGCCGATGGGATAGTCAAGGCTGTTCAACATTCTCTGCAGGAGGTCGTACCGGTTGAGCACTGGGACAATGAGGTTAGGAATCATTTAGTCCTCCAAAGACGAAGATGTGTGAGAGTTCTTCTGGCTGGTCTTCAAGATGCAACAGTTTGCAATCTGAGAACAGTGTCATGATGTCTTCAACTGTGAAGTCTTGCAGGTGAAACGGATTGACATGTTTGGTAGGTCTTGTCGGCACTGATACCAGGATGATGCGTTTAGTTTGCTTCAGCACTGACACAAGATGAGCTGGGTTTGGTAGGTGCTCCAGGGTTTCAAAGCAGACAGCAACATCGAACTGATTCTCCGGTTGCCAGGTCATTAGATCTACACCGCAATGGAATCTGCCAAAGCTGGTGAACTCTTGCTCTGGAGTTATCTTGTCCACGCCCAGATAGTCAACGCTTACCCTGTCTGCGATCAGCTTGGCACCATAGCCGACACCGCAAGCAACATCAAGAACCTTGTCACCAGGTTTCATCCAGGATGTGGCCAGTTCATACCGGTAGGCATGGCCGGTCTGCTGTGGGAGTTGCTCCCCTGTTATACGCTCAAACATCTTTAGGGTGCTTCCACCAGGTCAGATAAGGGTTGTGGAACTCTCTGTGAGGGAACAGGCCAACATTAGGCTCCAGCTTCCATAGCAGGTAAGGGAAAGATACCTGGTCTTGGATGGACCAGCGTAGGTTTTCCTCATGCCATGCTTGGCCGAACCGCCTAGCCTTGTCATTGTTTCGCCACACAATCGCACCGCAAGCCCACAAGCCAAACTTCTCAGGCATACCCTCAGCCCTGTAATGCTCGGTCTGCGCCCTGATAGGCCAGTCAGAATACTTAGGCCAGTCCTGACAGAACGCAGCCT